CTAATTTTTGCTGGAGTTTTTTACCAGGTTTTATAAACTGTCGTGAACATTTTGTATTCAACGATATTGATGTGCCACCTGTCATTGATTTTCATCATTATCGCCCAGGAGCTCCGTCCGACGATGATTACTCGTGTTTGTTAAGCGAATTTATTATGGATAATAGAATAAATTTTGTTTCTCTTGGTCACGCTGTAACAGGTGTTTTATCAAACTTATTACGAGCAATTGGCACAGTTGATTTCAATTTGATTATTAATACCACTGCTCCGGTCAATAGAGAAACAGTAAAATTACTGCGCGAAAAAAACATTGCCGGAATTAATAGATTATTTTGTACCAATTCACGAAATGCCGGCATCTTGACACGGCAGGTTACCAAAGATACGCCAGATAATCGATTGCAAATGAATAATTTTGGTGCACCAGCTGATGATTTTTTTCAATTCCGATTAGACAACAACACTCTGTATTATTCGTGCCCGGCATTGGACGAAGGATGGCAGACCGACGGTCACCAGTTTATTCTCAGCAACGGTGAATATCATTTTGCTGGATAACAATCTGTTCAATTTGATTTACATAAATCATTTATCAATCTATAATATAGAATAATGTTTAAAATAAAAACTCTGACGGTTCGAAATTTTATGAGCGTGGGTAATACTACGCAGGCTGTTGATTTTGATCGACAAGATCTCACTTTGGTACTGGGTGAGAATTTGGACCTAGGCGGAGACGATAGCGGGGCTCGTAATGGTACAGGTAAGACTACTATTATTAATGCTCTCAGCTACGCCATGTACGGCAATGCTCTTACCAACATTAAAAAAGACAACCTGATTAACAAGACCAATGCCAAAGGCATGATGGTCACTATTGATTTTGACAAGGACGGAGAAACTTATCGTATTGAACGTGGGCGTAAACCTAACATCATGCGTTTCTTTGTGGGCAGTACAGAAAAAGAAATCACAGACGATGCACAAGGTGACAGTAGAGAAACACAGCAAGAAATAGAACGTATGCTGGGAATGAGTCACGAAATGTTCAAACACATTGTGGCTCTTAATACCTACACTGAGCCATTCTTAAGTTTAAAGGCCAACGATCAACGTACTATCATTGAGCAACTGCTGGGCATTACCTTACTGAGTGAAAAAGCAGATCGATTAAAGGAAACAAACAAAGCAACCAAGGATGCAATCACACAAGAAGAGTTCCGTATTAAAGCTGTGGGAGATGCTAATCGACGCATTGAAGAGCAGATTGAAGCGTTGAAGCGTAGACAAACTTTATGGAACAACAAACACAATGAAGAGATTGATAAGATTCAAACAGCAATTGAAGAGCTACAGAGAATCGACATTGAGAGCGAGATTCAGGCACACAAAACTTTTAAGACATGGGATCAGACTCGAAAGGATCTCAATGAATTATCGTCGGCGATTACACGTACCAAAATGGACCTTTCCCGCGAAGAGAAAACCGTTGCCAAGATATCAGCAGAACTTGTTTCGTTGGAAAATCATACGTGTCACACGTGTGGTCAAGAGTTCCACGACCACAAGCACCAACAGGTCTTGGGATCAAAGCAGAGAGATTTGGCAACAGCAGAGGAAAATCAGAGAACCCATGCTGCCACCCTGGGTGAATTACAGTCAGCTCACGCCGGGCTGGGCACTTTGGGTCCGCGGCCAGTAACATTTTACGATACCGAATCAGAAGCTATTCAACATCAGGCCACTGTGGATAATTTGATTAAACAGTTGACCAATAAGGTTGCAGAGTCGGATCCTTATACTGAGCAGATTGCAGAAATGCAAACAACTGCCTTGGAAGAAATCAGTTTTGACACAATAAATGAACTGTCTAATGTGCGTGATCATCAAGAGTTCTTGTTAAAACTTTTAACCAACAAGGATTCGTTTATACGTAAGCGTATCATTGATCAAAATCTAAGCTACCTGAATGCGCGGCTGGGACAATACCTGGATCGCATTGGATTACCACATCAGGTCAAGTTTAACAATGACCTAACTGTGGCCATTACTGAGTTAGGCAGAGATTTGGACTTTGACAACCTGAGCCGCGGCGAACGCAATCGACTAATCTTGAGTTTATCTTGGGCGTTCCGAGATGTGTGGGAAAGTTTATACCAACCCATCAACTTGTTGTTCATTGACGAACTGGTAGATTCAGGGATGGACAGTTCAGGTGTGGAAAACAGCTTGGCTATTTTAAAGAAAATGAGTCGAGAAGCCTACAAGAGTGTTTGGTTAGTGAGTCACAAAGACGAACTGGCCGGGCGTGTAAACAACACACTCCACGTGGTAAAAGAAAATGGATATACCAGCTATAATACCGACATTGACATTACTTGATCATAGACGTATACACATCGAAGTAAGCAGCAAGTGTACACTAAAATGTCCACGTTGTCCTCGTACGGAATTACGGCCCGAAGCACTTAATCGTGAAATCAGTTTGCTGGAATTTCAACGTGCTTTTACAGCAGACTTGCTGAGTGAAATAGAAGAAATAACATTTTGTGGCGACATTGGTGATCCAATATATGCCCGAGATTTTTTAGATATTGTAGAATACATCAAGCGCAGTAGGTTTACTACTAGATTGGTTATTGTTACCAACGGCAGTTATAAAGACCCAAGTTGGTGGACTGACTTAGGCGAGTTATTGAACAATCACGATACTGTGACTTTCAGTGTTGATGGATGGGATCAAGAATCAAACGAGCGGTATAGAGTTAACAGTAACTTTGACAGTATTGTGCGCGGTGCTAGAGCATTGCGGGCCGGTAGTAATTGCATAATGAATTGGTCGGCTATCTATTTCAGTTTTAACGAGCGAGAAATGCAACACATACAAGACCTGGCTGCCGAGTTGGGCTTTGATACTTTTCATCGTGTACACAGTACCAAGTTTGATGGGGCATATTTGCTTGACGGAACTGATCCACTCAAGCCCAGTGCTCAGTATGTACAAACTGCTGGCAAGTATGTGGTTGATCGACACAACCTGGGCAGCAGGGGAGTATCGCTGCCACTGCATCGATGGGACCGTAGAGAACGTCATGCGTGGGCACGTTGTATGAACGGTGACAAAGAAATGTTTATCACAGTAGACGGATTGGTATTTCCTTGTCCCTGGTTCAATTCAGGTTATATGTACAATGACTTTGTAGAAAAGTATCGAAGCCAGATCAACATCAAGACTCGTACATTGAAAGAGATATTACAGGACCCGCTATGGGAAGAACTGTATACCAGATTTGAAGTAGCACCATTAGATATTTGTCGATTGAAATGTAAAGATGCCCAATAAAAATATATTCTGTAACATACCTTGGTACGAGATACACATCAACCATGACGGCAGTTATGACCTGTGTGGGTGTATGAGCGAACTTATTACACAAACAGATGCAGGTCAAGAGTGGAACATTCGTAACTATCCAGTGGCCGAGTATTGGCAAAGTCGTCGTCTCAGAGATGAACGACTGCAAAAAATGTCAGATACGCCAAATCCCGCCTGCGGAGTTTGCCAACATCAAGACAGCTTGGGTAGCCATAGCAAACGTATTAAAGAAAACTTAAAGAGTGTTGTATTTTACGACCGAAACTTTTACAAGAGTTTTGAGCAAAGCCCACATCGAGCTGCATTTGAGTACAGTCTAGCCAATGATGGTGCCACTATTACCAAGCCTGTCAGTTACCATTTGAGTCTAGGCAACGAATGTGATTTGGCCTGTGTAATGTGCAGTCCCAACAGCAGTTTCAAATTAGCCAACGACTATAAAACCTTAGGATGGATCAAGGATTCACGTAGATTGAATTGGACTGACGATCAAGCAGTATGGGACAATTTCTGCAAAACACTACTGGCCACAGATTTGGTCAGCCTGCATATTATCGGCGGTGAACCTACTATAAACAAGCGGTTTCATCAATTGATAGACCTGTTTGTTGCCAATAATCGCACTGATTTTAGCTTTAGTTTTACCACCAACGGTATGCACAACATAGATCACCTGTGGGACAAATTGGCTCGGTTCAAGCGAGTTGAAATTGGTATGAGTGTAGAAACTGTAAATGCAGCCAATGACTATGTTCGGTATGGCGGCAGTATTGATACTATATTAAGCAATATAATGCATTTTAAAGACTGTGCTCCAGCCAACGTTGCGTTTGTGATACGTACTGTGCCTACCTTGTTGACCATAAACTACTACTCACAATTAATCGATTGGTGTTTGGACAACGACTTTTTAATTGACAGTTACTTTGCCACTGATCCTGTGTGGCAACAGATCAGATTGTTGCCCGACTCAGTAAAAATACATTTACACGCAGAGTTTCAAGCGCAACTTGACAGATACACCGCCCTATCAGAATCGCGAACAAAAGGTTTAACTAACTTTAGAAATCAATCACACGTGTTGGAAAATTTAACATCAGAAGTACGTGCCGCGCTGGCCAGTGTAGCATTAGGCAACCAAGATCCAGACCTAGCAGCGCAGAGTGTGTTAAAATTCAAGCAATTAGACACTATGCGTGGCAATAGTGTTGTTGAGAATTTTCCAATGTTAAAACAATATTTTGAATCAAATGGCTACTAATTTACAATTCAGTCTAACCATTGAGCCTGTGGGCTATGCTGATCGTTGGCCGGACTTTTATATAAAGATTGATGATGTTTTACAGGATCAAGGTACTCTGCTCAAGCCGGCCACATACAATTTTGATGTAGAGCTAGCAGATGGTGCTCACACTATTGCAGTTGGTTTTACCAACAAGTTGGATGATGATACTGTAGCCAATGACAACGAAATCCTAGCCGATAAGGCTGTGATAGTCAAAACTGTCAATATTGAAGGCTACGAGTTGGCTGATTTTATATATCGTGCCAAATACTATCCAATTGGCAGAGACCCAATGGCCAGCAATTATCTCAGTTGGAATGGCGAATGGCGCTTGGACATCACTACTCCAATTTTTACTTGGATACACGAAACACAGCAATTGGGATGGATTTATGGGAAAAAATTATGACATTTGCGTTACGATGATAACTACGTATGAATGACCTGGCTTTTCGAGAACTCCCTTGTAGAAATTCTACCCGAAGATTGTGTTGGTTTTGTTTATTTGATTACAAATAACTTAACTGGCAGGCGGTATATTGGAAAAAAATTAGCCAAGTTTAGCAAAACAACATACCGGATGGTCAAACTTAAAAACGGTAAGAAAAAACGTAAAAAGATTCGTGGCAAGATAGATTCAGACTGGCAAACTTATTATGGCTCAAATACAGAATTAAACAAGGATGTGGCTGAATTAGGTGTAGAAAATTTCACAAGAGAAATACTATACTACTGTAAGAGCAAAGCCGAATGCAGTTACATCGAAGCAAGAGAACAATTTTCACGCAAAGTATTAGAAACAACAGATTACTATAACGGACACATACAGGTTCGTGTACACGGCTCACACATTATCAACAAGATATAATCTTCAGACAACAAGTCTAGTAGCAATTAAACAGTATCGGCTCGCACAGGCCTAACAACGTGTGCCTATGACAACCGGATGATAACGGGGACGGAAGCCTTGCCGCTGTAGCAAGCACTCAATCACTATCCTTGACCGGACGAAGATCGCTAATTGCCGCGGTTTGATTGTTTGAAGATTATATAAGGCTAAAAAGACGTGCTAGTGATAGCACACGTTGGTATTGAATGTTAGCGTATTTGATATTGACCGCCGTTGTAAAAGACAGAATGAGCAGGTACCGGACAACCGCCTGTGTTG